CACGTTCCTTAACCACCAGCAGGCTGGTCCGCGGGCTGCGCACCAGCAGCGCAACCGTCAGCCGTTCCCAGAAGGTCAAGGTGGCCAGATGCGAGGCTTTCATGGCTCCAGTTTGCCGAGCAACCGGGCGAGATACCACTGCCCCTTAGCCAGTGAGTCCTCGCCCTTGTGCCGCTCGCGCCAGATGTACTTGATCGCGTTCCCCTTGCAGTAGCCGCGGAACTCCTCTGGCGTCAGTGCGGCCTCGATCGCGTCGATGCACTCGATCTCGCCTTGGCGGTAGTGCGGCGGCTGGTTGACCAAATCCATGTCAGATAACAGTGCGGGTCTGGTAGTTGGGATCCTCAGGATCAGGGCCGAAGCCGCTGGCATCAGTTGCAGGCGCTGCTGGCACCGGCTCGGCAGGTTTGACCTCCAGCCAGGCGCGCAAGGCGTCTCCGGTTGGGGTCTTCTTGGGCCAAGCAATGAAGCGCAGCAGCTCCTTGGTGTCGGTGAACAGCATGGAGACATGGGGGCGCCAGGCCATGTAGCTGACGCCGTTCCAGCGATCGTGGCGGCGTTCAATGCGCAGGCCGCTGGCGGTAAACGTGTCAGCGATGGCCCCACCTCTCAAGGGCGGCGCGGATAGAAGCACAGAACTCTTCTTTTGTGAAGCAGCGCTGCCAGCCATGAATATCAGGGTCCATTGCCTCCAATGGCACTTCCGTGGCAGCCTCCGCCCATTCTTCAATCTCCTCATCCGTCGGCGGCTCCGGCGGTGGGGTGGCTAGGGCGGCAGCAGTTGCAGCCATAGCGTCCATGAGTTTTCCCGTTATCTCAACGGATGACATCTTGCTAGCGGCTGGGTGCCTCAGCCCTGTGTAAAGCTGAATTGCCACCAGCAGCTCCCTGCACAAAGCGCGAAAGTCCGGGGTGGTGATCATGGTTGGTTCTCCAGTTCGGTGGCGATGGCATAAATCTCTTGGTGAAGCTCCCACATTTCAACGCTCCACTGAACGTTAATCGTTTGATCGGCAATAGCGTAAAGGGCGGCGGCTAGTGCTTCACGTTCCGGGTCGTGGGTCAGGCACGTCACCATTGGATCTAGCTTGGCGTCCCAAGCATCTAACACCGCCTGAGCAGCGGGTGATAGTTCAGTCATTGGGCAAAGCCTCCAGGGCGAGGCGGATAGTGTCGTCAGAGCTGTGTCCACATGCTTCAGCTAGCTTCTCCAACGCCTTGAGTCGCTTTAGCGCCTCCTCCTTCAAGCTCGGCAGCTTGGGGCGGCGAGAGTATTGAAGATCTTTTGCCAATGAAGGCATGTCAGCAGCGCAAGGATCTTTCAACCACTCACAACACGCCTCCAGCTCCTGGTCGGCACCCCATTGGGCGGCGCGATCAATCATCCAATCCTCTCGTTGAACGCTAATAACAAAAAAGGGACATTCTGATTGCCACTGGCGCCTTAACTCTTCAGGCGGTGGTGTGATCGGGAAAGATTGGTCAGTCATTAAGTCTCCATGTTGTGTTTTTTAGCGTGTTGCTTGCAGTACATCCCATCAGGGCCGTGGCCGCGCTTGCGGCTGCATTGATGTGGAATCCGACCGTCAGATGGCCAAACTTCTTCAATACAGCGGGTCGGATCTTCAGCCTGGCCCATATAGCAACCGCTCCAAACGCCATAACGACGCTCGCCGTTGATAATGCGTGTCATCGCCCTGCCTCCTGCTCAAGTATGTCGGGGGCGTCAACCCAGTGCCGTTCACGCAGCCACCTCGCCACCTCCCGGCTGCCGGCCTGGCCGTGTGCTACGCCGAGGTCGTAGATGGCGCGGCGGGAAACCCACGGCCTGCAGCCCTTCTCAGAGTTCCAAATCTCACGCAGCTCCTCATCCGTCGCCACCGGGGGCGGGAGCATTTTCGTGGCGCCAGGAGAATGGTCGGCCTGGGCCTCCAGTGCCTCAACGCGGGCGCGGAGTTCAAGGATGCAGCGAAATGCGGAATCCCCGGTCATTGCCTCGCTGCTAGCCTTGCTCCAGTCGTACCTGTCAGCAGACCACTGCTCAGGTGTTGCCTCGTACTTGTTCATGGTTTTTGTTAGTGGTTAATTTGAACTTGTGCGGTGCCATCAAGCGGCACACCAAGGCGATAGGCGGCACCGGCTGATAGGTCGATGCTGTTGCAGTCGCACCGGTCACGGATCGGCACCACCAGCGATCGGCTGCCGTGGGTGACGCGGACCCTGGCGCCACAGGGCAGCCATGGATGCGCGGCGCTGATGCCCCAGTGCTGATAGGGACGGCCAGTGCAATAGTCAGGGCGGCCTGCATACCACGGGTCATAGACCGTGGCAGTCACGGTGCGTGCCTGGGCTGGCGCGGCGAGCATGGCAAGCAGCAATAGAAGCATCCTCATGCCCACTTCCCTAGCAGGTGGCGGCGGCAGGTGGCGATCGCCTGATGCGCTTGCTTAGGCGTCATCACTGAACCGGTGTCATCCATCGCCTGGCACACGTCAGCGTGCAACTGCTGGTAGTCGGCATCCCTGAAGTTCGGGCCGATGTCAGAGCAGAACTCCTGCCACAACCCCGTGTAGGTCGAGCGCAGCGGGTGCCCCTGTGACAGGGCAGCGCGGCCGCTGCGGGCATAAAGCGCGTCCATCATCGTGGCGCGTTGAAGGTCAAGTTGATGGGGTTTCATGAGTGATCTTGTAGTGCTTGGCGAATGTGGAGCAGTTCTTCACGGCGGGCTGCGACGTGCGCATTGCCAGGCAGCTGGCGCAGGTCTTCCAGTCGGATGTCGATCAGCCGGCAAAGCCGCAACCGCTCGTCCTGCTGTCCAGCATGGAACATGCCGGAATCGCTGATCAGCGCCTCCAGCTTGGCGCGGATGTCGTCAGCCATCACACCACCTTCACTTCAGCGCCGGGCCAGCGGGCTTGCGCATAGCCGATCGCGTGCCGCTTTGATTCCGCCCGGGTGATCCAGGTCATTGGCTGGGCGCCGGGCTTGAAGACCAGCAAGCGAAACTCCCGGGTTTGATTGCCGGATCGTGGTCGGCTCACACCTTCACCGTGCTGGCTGGTGGGCAGTTCTTCGCTCCACTGCCAAGGCAGCATTGCTCCTGTCGTCTTAGTCATGGATTGCTGGATCGGTAACGGTTTCAGGGTTGAGCCATTCCATCTCGGAGAACCACGGCAACCAGCCAGACTGCTCGGCGATCAGCTTGGCCTCAGCCAGCGTGTGAGCCATGATGTACTCAATCACGCTGGCCGAACGGATCTGGAAGAAGAATTGGCGGGGGGTGGTCATGGCTTCAACTCCTGATGAGCAGCCGGGTGATTGTGATGTGCTTGTGCAGCTTGCTGGTTGGCGTTGTCGTAGGCGAGGGCATAGACGGCAACCAGCAAAAACAAGGCGGCGGCGCGGTTCATCCAGATGTTGGTGATCATGATGCGAGCGCCTTGCAGACGCGGTAACGGGTGAGGTTGAGGCGAGCAGCAATCTGACGCTGGCTGAGGCCGGTGCGGCGCAGGATGCGGACGCGGCGATCGTCGGAAGCGGTAAGCCAGTCGATCACGGCGATCATGACCAGCAGAGGCAGGAACAGCTTCCAGACCAGCAGGGCGGTAAAGGTGAGCATGGGGGGAGTGGGTAAGGGAAAAGCCCCGAAGGGCTCAGGCGATTTGCATGTCCCAGCCGTTGTCCTTGACTGAATCTGAAGAGATGTACCAGCGGTGGAAGTTGGCGGATTCGGAGCCATCGTGCCAAGCCTTGGCCTTAGCGCGCTTGGTCGGGTAGTGCTCGGGCCTTGTGGCGTGCTCGAACCAGACAGACTTCTCGGTGCGCTTGATGCAAGTGACGGGGAAAGATGAGTGAGCGCAGCTGAGGGAGCCGTAATAGGTCTGTCCGACTTGGAAAGGAGCGCGGGTCATGGTTGGCGGTGTGGGTGGGAGGCCTCGTCGGCCGTCCCCTAATTATCCCCCACCACCTGTGGCGCATCAATCAGGCTGTTACAGATCGTAATGTGGCAGCGGTGGCCGGCCCTGCGGGAGCTGTGGCACAAAGTCAAGCTCCAGCGTCACCGGCACACGCAGCACCGGCTTGTTCTGGTGTTCCGAGGACCACCCGATCGAGTACCGGCTCACCTCCGCCTCCACCGTGAACCACATGTGCCCGCACGCTTCACAGACCCGCTTCCGCACCACCTGATCTGGGACCCGGTTGTTGACGATCACCACTCGATGGCGGCTGTGGCTGCACTTCGGGCACTGCATCAGAACAGATCGTCATAAGACACGTCAACCACCTGCACCGGAGCAGCAGCAGGTGGCACCGCCGCCAGCAGGGCCTCCTCAATCGCCTTCAGCGTCTTGAAGTCCGCCTCGATCGAAAGCCCCAGATATTTCACCCCACCCTGGCTGGTGTTGTTGTATCCGTTCACCCGCAGCGGCACCTCGCCATTGTCGTTTGGCGCTGCGTTCATGATGTAGCTGGCAAACGCCATCCGGTCCTCCTCCTTGATTCCGAACACCCCGTCAACATCGGGATACTTCTTGCTGGCGTCGTACCGGTCACCCAGCCGCTGCTGCAGCTTCTCAGGGGTGTTCTTGAAGATGGCGCCTTTTATTTTGAAAGTCATGGTTGGTCGTGGGTGATGGTGTTGGCCTTTTCGTATTGCCCCACCTCGGCCAGGGGATAGAGCACGCGCCCTTCAATGCGCACATAAGCTGGCCCGGTTGATTGCCGTCGCCAGCGAATCAAGGTCTGGCGATGAACCTGCCAACGCGCTGCCAGTTGCGCGTCGGTCAGAAACTCAGAAGATGTCGTCATCAGGTTCAGCAGTCACCACTGGTTGGGTGATCTTGGCATTCAGATCATCCAGGCTGGGCACCTCAGTCTTGACGGTCACCGGTTGGATGTCGATCACCTCCTCTTGGGTCTGGAGGCCCAGCAGCAGATCACTGGCATAGAGCCGACCCCAGAAAGCAGCAGCCCGATAGCGGATCATCAGCTCGGGCATCGTCTGCCACTTGCTGCCAGGTTTGGTGGACCACCCTTCCTTCTTGGCCATCGCCATCGTGATCGTCGGTCCCTTCAGCTCCTGCTCACTGGCAAGGTCAGTCGCCCGGGCATAGCAAGCCAGGCTGTCGCCTTCGCCGGTGATCTCAAATCGCAGCGGGCTGAACCGGCCGCAGCCATTCACCATCGCGATGATGAAGCTACTGCTCCAGCTCGGGCGGCCATGGATCACATGCAGATGCTGCATCGCAAGGAACGGGCTGATGCGCATCCGGTTAGCGATCTCCAAGGCAACTAGGCAGTTGGCAAAGCCCTGCTGCCCCTGGAACGCCGGCGGGATGAGCGTGCTGCTGGCCAGGGCCTTGGCGATCCGTTGCGCCTCCTCGAACGCCTGGATGCCGCTGAACACCGAGCCGCTGGACTGGGTGGTGATGGCAGTGGATTGGGTCATTAGTAGAGCTCGATCTCGGTGGGTGGTTGTTGCTGGGTGCTGCCGGGCGTCATCCAAGCCGGCAGGCTGATCGGTTCGATCTGATCGCTGTAGCCGGGCCATGCGTCAGCCGCCTTGCAAGTGGCAAGCACCTCGAGGTCACGCGCTGCGGCCTTGACACCGGCGGCGATCATCTCGGCATCGGCGGCATAGACGGCGCACGCGAACGGCGCCTTTTTTTCCACGCAGATAAAGATGAACTGCTCAGGCCGGGTGCCGGTGGCCTGCTCGATGCCGTCGAGATACCACGCTGCTTGGACGTGGTAGCGCCATTGCGCGATCGAGCGGGCAAATCCCCGCGGGCTGGCATCCTCGGTGGTTTTGACGTCAACCATCAGCAGGCCGTCATCGGTCAGCCAATCAGGTCGGCACTTGCACTGGAGGCCCGTAGCAGCATCGGTCCACATGTGCGTGGTTTCAGCCTTCCCGGGCAAGCCAAGCAGCATCGCAGCTGCAGGATGGCCGAAGACCGAGCGGCCCATGCGCATCACCAGATCGGCATCAGCCTTGGTGAGCACCGTGCGGCCCGTGGAGGCGGTGGTAAACACCTCCCATTCGGCCTTCCCGATCTTGGTGCGGCGGTCAATGCCCTCGGGTGCCGTGACATAGCGAGCATCCCATTGGTCAAGCTCCAGCACATGAGTGTGCAAGGCGGTGCCGATCGCCATGGCCGGCGTGACCTCCCGGGGCAGCCGGGCCGGGTCGAGGTAGGCGGCCCAGTAGTGCAGCGGGCTGCGGGCCACCTGGTCAAGGTGGCTCTTGCTGATCGCTGGGTGGGCGTGATAGGCGGTGTTTTCCATGGCGGGTGGTAGCAGCTAGCATCGTACCGCATCGGCGCCCATCATGCAACTACGCCCCTACCAGCAGCAGGCCATCGCCGATCTGCGGCAAGCCTTTCGATCCGGCGTCCGGGCGCCCCTGCTCGTTGCCCCAACCGGCATGGGCAAGACCGTCATCTTCAGCGCCATCACTCAGGCCGCAGCCGCCCGCGGCCGGCGCGTGCTGATCCTCGTCCATCGCCGTGAGCTGATCCGTCAAGCCAGCGCCAAGCTCAGCCAGGCCGGCGTTACCCACGGCATCATCGCCGCCGGTTTCGAGTCATCGGATCACCCCGTCCAAGTGGCCTCAGTCCAGAGCCTCGCCCGGCGCCTCGAGCGGCAAAACTGGCAGCCTGATCTGATCGTCATTGACGAGGCCCATCACGCCATCGCCGGCACCTGGGCCAAGGTGATCAGCCACTGGCCGGACAGCTTCATCCTCGGCGTTACCGCCACTCCGATCAGGCAAGACGGCCGCGGCCTCGGTGCCATGTTCACCAAGCTGGTGCTCGGGCCATCCACGGCTGATCTAATGGCCGCCGGCTACCTGACCCCGGTCAAGATCTACGCACCTCCCCAGGTAGCAGACCTGACCGGCATCCGCACCCGGGCTGGCGACTACGCCAACGACCAGGCCGCGGCCGCCATGATCAGGCCAACCGTCACCGGTGACGCGATCACCCACTACCAACGCATCGGAGCAGGCCAGCCCGCGATCGCCTTCTGCTGCAACGTCAACCACGCCACCACCGTCTGCGATGCCTTCAACGAAGCAGGTATCAGCGCAGCCACCCTCCTTGGCAATACCAACGACCGCGATGCCCTAGTCGCACGCTTCGCTGCAGGTGCGCTCCAGGTGCTCGTCACCGTTGACGTAGTGTCCGAGGGCTTCGACTGCCCGGGTGCTGCCGTTGCCATCCTCCTGCGCCCTACCCAGTCCGAAAGCCTCTACCTCCAGCAGGTTGGCCGTGTCCTCAGGCCAGCCCCGGGCAAAGCCGCGGCCATCGTGCTGGATCACGTCGGCAACGTTCACCGACATGGCTTCCCGGACGATGTACGGCCATGGACCCTTGACGACGCCAGGCAACGCACCGGCAAGGGCGGCCCGCCAGCGCCGTGCGTTCGCACCTGCGAGGCCTGCTTTGCAGCGTTCAAGCCGGCGCCACAGTGCCCCGTCTGCGGCACACCAAGCAAGCTCAGCACCCGTGAGCTCAAGCAGCAGGCAGGCGAGCTCCAAGAATTGGCCCGCGATGCCGTTGCCCGTGCGCGTGCCCGCGATCGGCGTCAGCAGGCCCAGGCTCGTACCCTGCAGGAGCTCATCCACATCGGTCAAGCGCGAGGCTTGAAGAACCCCGTCGCATGGGCCAAGCATGTTCACTTCGCCCGCCAAGGCAAGCATGGCTAACGCCGAGACCATCCTCCAGCAGCAGATCCGCCTGGCGGTCGGCACCAACCCCGATGTGCGGGCGTTCAGGAACCAGGTCGGCAGCTTGCCCGATCCACGCACCGGTCGGCTCGTCACCTTTGGCCTCGCCCGTGGGTCCGCTGACCTGATCGGCTGGCGCACCGTCACCATTACCCAGGCCATGGTCGGCACCAGGTTGGCCGTCTTTACCAGCATCGAGGTCAAGACCCCCACAGGCCGGGTCAGGCCCGAGCAGCAGGCATGGCTCCAAGCCGTCCAGCAGGCCGGCGGCATCGCCATCATCGCCCGCTCTGTGCCAGATGCGGAACTGGCACTTTCTCCAACCTGCCGACCTAACCGGTAAGATCCCGAGGCCCACAAGGCCCCACCCATGACCACCCACCCGCTCATCACCGAGCTGGACAGACTTCCTGCTGCCTGGGCGCTAGTCGCCGTTGGCAATGACAAGCGCCCATACCAGCCCGAATGGCAGAAGAACCCACTCACCCGGGACCAGCTCAAGACCGAGATCCTCGCCGGCCGTGCCGTAGCCATCGGCGTCATCGCAGGCCCGCAGTCCGGCGGCCTCCTATTCGTTGATCACGATGGTCTCGGCGCCTCCGAAGTCCTCGAGCAGATCGGCGCACCACTTCGCGAGCTCCCAAAGTCCTGGGCTGTCACATCAGGTCGTGATGGTCGCCTCCAGATCATCTACCAAGTCCCTGAGCCGTTCTGGCCCACCATCAAGACCACTAAGCTCAGGAGCTCAATCAAAGGCGAGCAGCTCGAACTTCGATGGGCTGGTTGCCAATCCGTTGTCGCAGGCGCTCACCCCATCACCGGCGCCTATCGCTGGATGAAAGGCCGATCACCAGCCGACCTGCCCGCAGCGATCGCACCATCCCCCCTGCTGCAGCAGATGCAGCGCAAGCAACCAGATCCAGCTCCCCTACTCCGCATCCCCGAAACCGACAGCACCCGCGCGCGCGACTTCCTTGATCGCATCCCCGCAGCAGATGCTGACGACTACGACACCTGGGTCAAGGTCGGCATGGCCCTTCACAGCGCCGGCGATGACTCCCTCCTCCAAGACTGGATCCGCTGGTCCGCCACCTCAGGCAAGTTCGAGCCCGGCATCTGCCAAGCCAAGTGGAAGTCCTTCAACAGCACAGCAGGCGGCGTCAGCGTCGGCACCCTCGCGCACCTAGCCGGCCATGAAAAAAGCCGCCCGGTCATCACCTCCGAGCGGCCTTCAAAAGCTTCCCACCCACGGGAGCAAGAGCAGCTTACACCACGATCAGACAAGCTCCTCAAGCTTGAATCCAATGAGCTCCTTTCCCTCCTCCGCCAGCAACTAGCAGATCAACTTCGCTGGAACATCTTTACCCAGACCATTGAGCTCGATCAGAAGCCCATCAAGCACATTGAGCACTTCTATCTGCAGCTGGCACAACAAGGCGTCAAGGTCACCAAGGAGCTGGCCGCTGATGCCGTCCACGTCGTCGCACTAGAAAACCCCCACGATCCCGTCCGCGAATACCTCGAGCACGTCGCCGACAACGTACCACCCGTACCCATCGACACCCTCGCAACCGCCTACCTCCGCCCAACCGATCAGCCCGGCAGCCTCTATGACGCGATGCTCAAGGCGACCCTGATCGCAGCAGTGCGCCGCATCTTTGAACCCGGCTGCAAGCACGACTCAGCCTGTGTCCTCATGGGACCACAGGGCTGCGGCAAGTCCACCTTCTGGCGAAACCTCGGCGGCCTTTGGTTCAGCGATGCACTCCGCGACATCGGCAGCAAAGACGATCTCATGGTGCTCCACCGCTCATGGCTCATGGAGTGGGCCGAGCTCGATCACATCACCGGCCGCAAGCACGCGGGACAGGTCAAGGCCTTCCTCACCCAGCAGACCGACCTCTTCCGTGCGCCTTACCAGCGCACCACCGAGTCCTATCCCAGGCGATCCATCATCGTCGGCAGCACCAACCGCGACACCGGCTTTCTGGTAGACGACACCGGCAACCGCCGCTTCTGGGTCATCCCCGTCACCGCAGCGCCGCACATCCCTGTCGATGGCCTCCTCCTCGAGCGTGATGCCATCTGGTCCGCAGCCGTCGCTGCCTACCGCGCCGGCGAACCAAACCACCTCACCCGCGACCATGCCGAGCTGGTCGATCGCGAGAACGAAACCTACCTAGTGGACAGCCCATGGAAGTCCGCCATCCAGGAATGGATCACCCGCAACCTCGGCCGACCCATCACCAGTGAGCTGATCTTGACCGAGGCGATCGGCAAACCCGTAGAGCGTCAAGGTAGGTCGGACCAGATGCAGGTCGCCTCGATCCTCAGGGACCTGGGCTACCAAAAGAAGCGCGCATGGTTGGAAGGTAGGAATAAATGGGTGTTTGTCCTACCTCTGACATGAGGTTGGCAGGGGCAGATCCCTTGCCCCGCAGTCCTTTTACTATCCTTACTAACCTACTAACCTTTTTAATAGAGTATAAGAGGAGGAGAGGGTACAGGGGAAATACCGTCTATGTCCTGCCATGGGGGAGGTAGGGAGGTTGACAGGTGACGGCCCGGGCGTGCGCCCTACCCTTGGCACATGGCCTTCCTCAACCTCGGCGTCAAATCAGACCTGGCCGCCGCCACCCGGTGGACTGAAACCATGGCCAAGCAGCTGGCCTTCGCCACCTCGCAGGCGCTGAACTCTGTCGCCTTCGATGCCCGCTCATCCATCAACAGCAGCACCAGGCAATACTTCCAGAACCCGACCAACTTCACCCAGAAGGCTTTCTTCGTTGAGCGATCAACCAAGCGCACCCTTGAGGCGATCGTCTTCGCTGAAGCTGGCGCCGGCCGTGATCGTGCCCGTTACCTGCGCTATGGCATCCAAGGCGGCACACGACCACAGAAGGGGTTTGAGCGGAAGTTCCTAGCCGAGGTGGTCGGCACCCGTTCCATCCCCTCTGGCGCGCAGCTGGTGTCCACTTCACTGGTCAAGCTGAACGCATCAGGCAACGTCGCATTAGCCACGATCAAGCGGATACAGAAGGGCATCAACACCAAGGGCAACGGCACCTTCTTCGTTGGCACCCCAAAGGGTGGTGACCGCCCGCCTGGCATCTATCGCAGGAGCAAGGGCCAGCTGTTCCCCTACTTCATCGCAACGGATCGTCAAGCCAAGTACCGCGAGCGCTTCCCCATCGGTGACATCGCTGGTAAG